CAGTATGTTGTCTGGTCATTTGATGAATGGCCGTTGTTCCTATATGACTACAAAGCTCAACACTGGTTCGGTAATGAGAGCCTTGATACCAGAGTGTCTACTTACATGAATAACTTTTACAAAAAACATATGAGACAGGCTAACCCTCTTGATGGTGAGCTTAAATGGTTGCCCTCTGATCGTATGAATTACCTATTCATCAATGGTTACAACAACCTATTGGGTTTGCATCTAGGTGCTTTTCGATAGTCGAAACAGGGTGTCATGCCCTGTCTACAGTAGTTGGTTACTGCTGTACTGATGAGACAAACCAACAAAGGAGAGAGTGCATGGCACTACAACTATTTGCTGTTCGTAAATACCCGAATGGTGACTTGCTTACCGACGATAAGGGTAAGCCTATGTACTTCCATAATAAGATGGAAGCCAAAGCGTTGCGTAACAACTCAGCGCATAACTATCCCAAGGCTGTGGTAACTTTTGCCCCAGACCATCACTCATATATAGCAGGAGATAAATGATATGAGAGCAACACTTATGAAGGAAACGCTCAAAGATATGCACAAGATACTACGACCTGTAGTCATAACTGGAGCGCCTGGAGGTGGTAAGACACAGATAGTACAACAAGTTGCTAAAGAACTTGGCGTCCACTATATCCAACGTCACTTACCTACAATGCCAGTAGAGGATTTTGGTATCCCTATGATCGACAGACCCCAACTCTATTACAAGATACCTGATTGGTTTCCTGCTGTTGGTTCAGAATGGGACGATGGTAGAGGTGGTATAGTTTGCTTCGATGATCGTAACCAAGCTGACAAAGACATACAGAAAGTCATGGCAAACATATCAGAAGAACGTGAGTTGCATGGCGTTAAGATGGCAGATGGTTGGCATATTGTATCTACTGGTAACAGATCGACAGACAGAGCAGGTGCTTCCAAGGTTCTAGGACATCTTGCTAATCGTGAGACTGAGCTAGAGTTAGACACTCACCTAGATGACTGGCGTTCATGGGCTATAGACAACAACGTTAAGACCGAGGTTATAGCGTTCATTGGCTTTCGTCCTAACCTACTGCATGATTATGACCCTCAACGTGATGGTGCTAATCCTACCCCAAGATCATGGGTAGCAGGAGTTGGTGGTGTACTAGGTGTTGTACGACCTGAGGCAGAGTTCGAGTGTTTCAAGGGTGCTATCGGTGAGGGTGCGGCGGCAGAGTTCGTTGGCTTTATGCGTATCTATCGTAAGCTACCTAACCCTGATGCTATACTACTCAGTCCTGATACATCAGATGTACCTACTGACCCTGCTACATTGTATGCTTTGTCTGGTGCATTGGCAGAGCGTGCCAGTATCAAGAATATGCCCAAGCTATGTACCTATATCAAACGTATGCCGCCAGAGTTCGGTGTACTTTCTATGAGTACCGCTGTTCGTCGTGACCCTGATCTATGTACATCAGACGCATTTACTAACTGGGCTGTAGATAACCAAGACGTATTATTTTAACCAACCAAGTGGAGATTACTATGAAGCTAACAGACAAAGCATTGCTTGCTCAACTAAGCATATCTGTTCCATCTTTTAACAAACTAGACAAGAAGATCAGTCTGGAAACTACTATTGCCAAGGGAGCTGTTGATGGTTCTGGTAGGTATCACAAATCATTACTACCTACTTGTGACCTACTCAAAGACATCAAGCAGAAAGCTACCCTGATACGTACTAAGTTCTATACCAACACCCTACCTTGGGGTGTCAAGGGTATACAGATGTTACCTAGTGCTAACTACCTAGAGTTTATGACTGACTTTCGTAAGCAGAAGTCCGAGTTCGAGATGCTAGTGGATAGGTTCTGTCCAGAGTACCCACAACTTGTTGCTAATGCTCAGACGTTACTAGGTAAGTCCTACAACCCCGACGATTACGCTGACCCTGACAGCATACGAGACAAGTTCAGTATGGCTATGGCTATTACCAACGTAGCATCTGATGACTTTCGTTGTGCAGGTATCAGTGATGAAGAGGAGGCTGTACTACGTGCTGAGATACAAGCTACTACCAAGCGTGCCGCAGAACAAGCTATGACTGAGGTATGGCAACGCTTATATGACAGGGTAAAACATCTAGCTGACAAGCTAACTGACCCTACTGCTACGTTCAAGAATACTACCATCGAACATATCAACGAGTTGTGTAGTATCTTACCACGTCTTAACTTTGCTGATGACCCTGACCTTGAGGGTATGCGTCAACAAGTTGAGGAAAAGTTGTCAGGTTTCCATCCTGATGCTTTACGTAATGACCCTGACTTACGCCGTGACACTGCCGCAGATGCTAGTGACATCATGTCTAAGATGGGTGCTTTCATGGGTAAAGCCGCATGATACCTAAGTGGTTTAAAGCAGGCCATAAGGAGTTGGTTGTTCTAGCAATACCTAGAGAAGCTGACAAAGTATACATTCAAGAAGTAGTTGAGAGTATACTTATAGAAAAAGGAGTGAAGCCCAAGAGGTTTCACTTCACACTAACCATCCATTATGAGGAGTAATACAATGGATATAATGAAACGACTATCCAAGGCCAAGACTGCCTTGGTACTAGAACATCCGTTCTTTGGTGCTATAGCTTTAGGTATGCCAAGTGTTATTGATGACACTATACCAACGGCTTGTACCAACGGCAAACTAGTACGATACAACCCTGACTTCATAGCTGATCTAACCGATGGTAACATTGTGTTTCTTATGGCTCACGAATGTTTTCATCCAATGCTTGGTCATATATGGCGGCTATCAGGTCGTGACCCTAAGCTATGGAATGTAGCAGGCGACATCATTATCAATCAGATGCTTGTCGATGATGGCATAGGTGACTTCATAGAGGGTGGCCTGCTAGACAAGAAGATGTTCGAAGAGGGCGGCGGTACTACTGACGGAGTGTACAACCTGTTGTCACAACCTAAACGTGGGGTTGGAAATACAACAGGTGACGATAACACTGCTGTAGGTATGGATATTAACGGCGGTATCGGTATGGATATTGGCGAGGCTGAGGGTGAGAGTGCTGAACAAGAACAGGACGAGGCCGAGTGGCGTATCAAGGTAGCTCAAGCGGCACAGTCTGCTAAGATGGCAGGCAAATTGAGCGTAGGTTTAGAACGTCTTGTCACTAACATACTCAATCCCAAAGTCCCTTGGGAAAACGTGCTAGATGCTTTCTTACAACGATGCAAGGCTGACGAACGTACCTTTGCTAGACCTAATCGTCGTTTCATAGGTCAAGGTATGTATCTACCATCTAGGACTGGTGAGATGTTAGGCGAGATTGCTTTCTTTATAGATTGCTCTGGCTCTATAACTGATGAGGATATAGCTCAATTTGCGGCAGAGATTACCAAGGTACACCGCGATCTAATACCAACCAAGCTACACGTTATATACTTCGACACCGAGGTATCACACTACGATGTGTATGAACCTAACGATGAACTTGACATCAAGGCTCATGGCGGCGGCGGTACTAGCTTCGATAAGTTATGGCCGTTCCTAGCTGACAACGATGTTGACCCTATTGCGGCTGTAGTTCTTACCGACTTATGTTGTTACGACTTCGGCGATCAACCTGACTACCCTGTACTATGGGTATCAACTGATGAAGAGGAAGCACCCTTCGGTGAAGTGGTGATGATGTGAGTACAGAACAACTATTGATGGTGGCTATCATAGCCGCTGTCTCAATCTATACTTGGCTAACTGACAAAGAATGTAGGGAAGCCAAGCAACTAAGTGATTTCTACCTCAACGTGTTGACTGATGTAGCAAACAAAGAAGTAGAGATACGTGTGTATAACCAAGGCGAAATAGAAATTCGCAACATTAAAGGAGAGTAAACATGGCAACAGTACGATTTAGTTTGGAGCTTGTAGCAGACATAGAAAAAAATGCGAGAGCATTACATAAAAATAGTATAGAGAAGGCGAGGTCTTTACCTGATGACTTTGGCTTCAGATTATACAAGCAGATTTTCTCAGAGGATATAAGGACTAAGATGGAGGCGTTACCTCTATACTTCTTTGACCAGAAACATGAGCTAACTTTCGATGGCTTTACAGGCGAGAATGATAAGGTAATAGACATGGGCTTCGGAGATGATAAGGGTCTTATTACCTCTGGCTTTTGGTGTACCCCAAAGTTTTCAGTACGAGGGCTTAGGTTTCCTGTAGATATAAAGATCGAAGGGGTTCAACTCAACTGGCGTGGCTGTTATCTTAATGTCAAGTACCACAAGGACACACCTATATGGGACGAGTATATAGCGTGGGGTAAACGAGTTTACATAGCAGAGAAAAACTGCAAGGATTTTGTAGATGGTGTGATGAAAGTAGTTGGTATGTATTCTACACTAGCCCCTGCACTTAAAGCATGGCCTGCACTATGGGACTTGATACCCCCTGAGAAACAGCTTCGACATAAGGAGATAGTAGAGCGTAAATCTTCTAAGATAGTCGAAGAGTTAGATACTAAAAGTCTAACTGCATCTGTAACTATGGCTAAGTTGGTGAAATAATATGGCAAATGATTATGAACCTATGATAAAAGATTACCTTAGCACTGCTGAGTTGTTTGCTAAATGTCGTAAGCCTGAGAAGGGTAAACCCATAAGGACTTTCATGCGATTGTTTAAGTCGGATGATGGCACGTTTGTTTTTAGAATGACTTACGATGACGTAGATGTATGTACGCTAACACCTGACAACGTGTTGACATTTGTTATAACAAAGGAGAACGCTAGAAGAGTAGCCAATACTTTAGCTATAGGTATGGAAAGGGTTGTACCTTTTAGATGGTATAGAAAGTCTACTGGTAGGTGGAAGGTAGTACCTATGCCTTTTTACTACCATCATTCTGAGTTCAATGACCAACAACAATGGACATCTATGTGGGATATACATCAGAAGTACATAAACTCTGAGAGTGAGGAGTTCTTTTGTGGGTTACAGTTTAACATAGAGACAGGTATACCTATCAACCCCTTACCTGACATAGAAGAAACGCTAGTGTTAGAGAAGCGTAGACTGTGGCACAATGCAATACGTAAGTGGAAGCGTGCTGTTAGAGTACGCGGTAAGATTGGTGCGTTAGATAAACTTATAAAAGAAGAGTACACTACCAAAACTACCCACAACAGAGTACACTTTGATATACTAAGATTTAATACAGACGATCAACTTGACATACTTTACAAATGTATTAAGAATAACGAACATCCTACTGAGTTACTAAGGCTGTTTGTTCAAGGTGCTATTAGGGATAGAGGTTATTACTATTATGGAGGTAGTAATACTTGTGATGCAAAGGAGGTACTATCACACATGGATACTATACTTAACAACCATAGTCTTGAACTACGTAAATTATACGGAGTGTTTGGCGAAGAGTTTACTAATGAAGCGTGAGGATTTTGAGGACGCTTATCGTATAGCTTGGCAAGAACAAGTCAAGAAAGATAAAGCATCTAATCGTGACTTACGCCAACGTCAAAGACCTATGAAGAATGTAGGTAAAAGCAAAGAGGGCGGAGCTAAGGGAGGTAGTGTCTCCGCCTACACCAGAAAAAATAAACTATAATCATAAGGAAGTAACACATGAAGAAGAAATTAAAAGCAGATAAAATCTGGAAGTATAAGTTAGCTAATCCAACAGCTACAAACAGGCAGATAGCTAAGGCTTGTGGAGCGCACGTTACATACGTTACGTCTCTAATGGGTAGGACAGGTACGCCTAAAGAAATACTTGAAACACCTAAACCTATGAAGCGTGGTGACATACTAGACAAAGCTAAAGAGTATGTAACTAAAGACAGGGCTTCTCAACATGGTGACATGGAGAAAAACTTTACGCTTATAGCTGACTACTGGAGCATACATCTTGGATGGCTAATAGAACCTACTGATGTAGCGGTGATGATGAACCTATTAAAAATAGCACGCATCAAATCTAATCCTGCTAACCTAGACAACTTTATAGATGGTGCAGGGTATATGGCATGTGGTGGTGAGATTGCGGCCAAAAAATAGGAAGATACTTACCAAATTAAAAAAGGAACTGGGCATATATTATGCTCAGTCCGATAAATCTACAGTAACACTGGTGAAAACACCTTGGAAAGATGAAGATGATGGACATAGTGACGTTGGATTTCGAGACGTACTACGACAAAGACTACAGCCTAAGAAAGATGACGACTGAGGCGTACATAAGAGACCCAAGGTTTGAAGTTATAGGTGTAAGCGTTAAAGTAAATGACCACGATACTGATTGGTATAGCGGAGATAATCCTAGCAGGTTTTTACGATCAATAGATTATAGTAACAAAGCTATACTAGCACATAACACTGCGTTTGATGGTGCTATACTGGGGTGGCACTTTAATATCCAACCTAAACTATGGTTAGATACGTTGTCTATGGCACGTCCCAAGCATCAGATGACAGTAGGAGGTTCTCTCAAGGTGTTGTCAGATCATTACGGCTTAGGTCAGAAGGGTAATGAAGTTATAAATGCTATGGGTAAAAGGCGTGAGGACTTTACTGCCGAGGATATGAACCGCTATGCAGACTATTGCGTCCAAGACGTAGAGCTAACATACAAACTCTTTAAGAAGTTAGCTAAAGGTTTTCCAAGTAGTGAGTTGATGGTGATAGACCAGACCCTACGAATGTATACTGAACCTACTATAAGACTAGACAACAACGTGTTGGTGGAACACTTACATCTTATTCAGGATCAGAAGACTGCATTACTAGACAAGTTAGGCGGAGAGGCTAAAGCTAAGGACATACTTATGTCTAACCCTAAGTTCGCTAGTCTATTGAAAGCACTAGGTGTTACACCGCCTATGAAAATAAGCACTACTACAGGTAAAGAAGCGTTTGCTTTTGCTAAGACAGATCAAGGGTTTAAAGAGTTGCTAGATCATCCGAAGCCATCAGTAAGGGCGGTTGTAGAAGCAAGGCTAGGTGTTAAGTCTACCATAGAAGAGAGTAGGACTATATCTTTCATGGGTATAGCTGAACGAGGGCGACTACCTATAATGCTTAACTACTATGGAGCGCACACTGGTAGGTTTAGCGGCGGTGATAAGGTAAACCTACAGAACCTACCACGTAACGGCAAGCTACGTGCGGCATTGACTGCACCTAAAGGACAACTTGTTGTGGCATGTGATTCATCACAGATCGAGGCTCGTATGGTAGCGTACTTAGCAGACCAGAAAGACTTACTTAAATCTTTTGCGTCAGGTAATGATGTATACTCTGAGTTCGCGTCCGATGTGTATGGCAAGCCAGTAACAAAAGCCAACAAGCTAGAGCGTCACGTAGGTAAGACAGCTATACTTGGGTTAGGTTATGGTATGGGAGCTGATAAGTTCCAAGCGTCACTCAAGTCAGGGTATCCGTCTGTAGTAGTAGAAACAGGGGAAGCTAAACGTGTTGTGGATTTATACAGGAACAAGAACCATAAGATAGTATCGCTGTGGAACAGGAGTAACCATGTCCTAAAAGCGTTATCATCGGGAGGTTCTGGACAGCTATGTAATATACTTAGCTATGATGAACAAGGTATCCGTATGCCCAATGGATTTTATATAAGATACCCTGCACTACGCAGAGGTGAAGACGGACATGAGTATATAAACAACGCCAGATCATATAAGAATAGACACATGGATACTACCAAGTGGACTAAGATTTATGGGGGTAAAGTTGTAGAGAACATAACACAAGCTGTTGCTCGTATAGTTGTAGCTGAACAGATGGTAGCGATAGGACAACGATACCATGTAGCTCTACAAGTACACGATGAAGTAGTGTGTATAGTAGATGAAGATAAAGCTGAGGAAGCTAGGGATTTTATGGTAGAAGTAATGTCTACACCGCCTAAATGGGCGGCTGATCTACCTGTTGCTTGCGAAGCGGACATAGGTGCTAACTACGGAGACGCTAAATGACCAAACTATCACACTCTTTCTCAGCAATTAAGATGTATGAGAATTGCCCCAAGAGATACTATCACCAACGTGTACTTAAAGAAGTCAAAGATCAGGGGGGTGAGGCTACCATATGGGGTGAGCGTGTGCATAAGTTCCTTGAAGACCGGCTAGCCAAGGCGACTGAGTTACCACAAGAGGTTGCTCGTTATGATCCGTTATGTCAGTCTATTGTTAAGCTAGCAATCGGGGGTGAGTTGTTAGTAGAGCAACAGCTTACACTTAACGTAGCTTTAGAACCTACTAGTTGGTTCTCTAAAGACGCATGGATGCGGTCTATCGTAGATGTCTTAGTCATTCGGGGGGATGAGGCTATAATGTTTGATTGGAAGACAGGCAAACGTAGGCCAGACTTCTCTCAGCTAGAGTTGTTTGCACTACAGGTATTCAAACATTACCCAGAAGTTAAGCGAGTGCGTACTGCTTTCGTATGGCTAAAAGATTTATCAATGGATCACGAAACTTACACCAGAGACAACGAACCAGAACTATGGGCGCGTCTTATGAACAAGGTAGTACGTATAGAGAAGTCGCTTGAGACAGACAACTGGCCTGCCAAACCTAGTGGGCTATGCAACTGGTGTCCTTGTAAAAACTTTTGCGAATATTCATAACTAAACTTGACATACTTTACAGATAGGAGTACACATGGCTACTACACCCGAAGGGCGTATCAAGAAAAAATTAGACAAGATGTTTAAGGAAGAAGGTATCTGGTACTATAGCCCACAAGCAGGGCCATTTGGTGCGGCAGGGATACCAGATAGGGTTGCTATAGTTAGGGGTTTATTCCTTGGCGTTGAATGTAAATCAGATAGGACAAAGAAACCTACACGTTTACAAGAACGAGCGATGGCAAACATAGAAGACGCAGGTGGCAAATGTTTTGTTGCTTGTGATGATGAGACAATAGAGATGGTGAGGGAATACATCCGTGTATGTAATAGAGAAATCAAAGGCGATAGTATTAAAACTTAATAACCCACAACGTGTACTGGCTACTGTACCTACTGCTAAAGCATGGGTTAAGAATGGTGTTGACTACGTTGTAGCGCCACATAGGATTAAAGAAGTAGGTATGCTACGCGAGCTTGGTATAAAAGCGCCTTCGCCTATACTACATTATTATGATTGGGTAGGGCAGTTCACGCCGTATGACCACCAACGTATGACTTCTGCGTTTCTTACCATGAACACAAGGGCTTTAGTACTTAACGAGATAGGTACTGGTAAGACACAGAGCGCGCTATGGGCGGCTGACTATTTAATATCAGTGGGTGCGGTAAAGAAAGTACTCATACTCTCACCTCTATCTACACTTGAGCGTGTCTGGGGTGACGGGGTTTTTACAGGGCTTATACACCGCAAACACGTTGTGCTACATGGTACTGCGGCAAGGCGTAAGAAATTACTCAACACCGAGGCTGACTTCTATATCATTAATCACGATGGGTTTAATATTATACGTGATGACATAAAGGATATGTTCGACCTTGTTATTATAGATGAGGCGGCAGTGCTACGTAACCCATCTACCAGTAGATTTAAGATATTCCGTAAGTGGTTGAAGCAACACGAACACATGCGGTTATGGCTTATGACAGGTACACCTACACCTAATGACCCTACAGATGCTTGGGCTTTAGCTACTCTAGTAGGTAATCAAAATGTTAGTAAGACCTACACAGGTTTTAGAGAACAGGTGATGATGAAGATAGGTCAGTATAAGTATGTGCCAAGGCAGAACAGTATGGATATTGTTAAGCATACACTACAACCTGCTGTCAGATATACTAGAGACGAGTGCTTTGATCTACCTGATACAGTGCGCCAGACTAGGGCTGTACCTATGACCCCCGAACAGACTAAGCATTACCAAACTATGATGCGCCATCTGGTTACAGAAGCGGCTGTCGAGGGTACTATAACTGCTGTCAACGAGGCGGTTAAGTTACAGAAACTTGTTCAGATAGCATGTGGTGTTGCCTATAGTGACGACGGACAGAACGTAGAACTAGACTGTCAGCCTAGGGTAAACGCTGTCAAAGAAGTTATACAAGAAGCAGGGCAGAAGGTCATAGTATTTGTGCCACTTACAGGTACATTACATATGCTAGAGCGAGAGCTAAGTAAGACGTGGAGTGTAGCTGTAGTTAACGGACAAGTACCTGCATCTAAACGCAACATTATATTCCAAGACTTTCAGAACGCTAGAGACCCAAGGGTTTTGATAGCGCACCCTGCTACAATGGCACATGGTTTGACCCTAACATCAGCATCTACTGTTGTTTGGTATGGGCCAGTTACCAGTAACGAACAGTACGTCCAAGCCAATGGTCGTATCGAGAGGATTGGCAAGAAGCACACATCTAATGTGGTACATATAGAGGCTACGCAGATAGAACATATTATGTACGAGCGACTTGCTAATAAACAGAAGCTACAAGGCTTACTATTAGATTTAATCCAGAAGGAGATGGAGTAACACATGGCTACAGTAGAAGAAGTTATAGGTGCATACATGAAGTTGCGCTTAAAAAAGGAGGCTATAGAGGCCGCCGCCAAGGCAGAAGCCAAGGTATATAAAGAAAAGATGACTAAGCTAGAGGCTTGGTTAAAAGTTAAGGCTGATGAGGATGGTGTAACGTCATTCAAAACAGACAGTGGTACTGCTTTCTTAACCACTACAGACTTTGCGGCTGTAGCTGATTGGGATTCAGTGCTAAATTTTATACGCGATAATGATGCGTATGACATGCTTGAGAAACGTGTAAGCAAGATGGCTGTACGTGGATACATTGAAGCAAACAAATCTGTCCCTGCAGGTGTCAACTACGGCACTAAGCTAGACATAAACATTCGTAAACCAGTACTCAAAGGAGAGTAAAATGAGCAACCTAGTACCAACAAATATTCAAATCCCTGCACACCTAGCAGGTAAAGTAGGCCAACCTTCCTCTTTAGCACAGTCACTAACAGGTGGCCTTACAAGTGGTGAAGGCAGTGGCTTCGCTAAAATATCTATTAAAGGTAGTCGCTTCCGCATAGTAGAAGACGGCACAGAGACAGTCTTAGATACTACTAAGTTACCAGTAGTTATTGTGGGTGCTAACCCCAAGCTATCTAAAACTTACTATGCTAAAGCATGGGATAAAGATGCGGAAGCTAGCGCACCTGATTGTTATTCATTAGATGGCACAAGCCCTCACCCTGATAGTGAAACACCGCAGAACGATGTATGTGCGGCGTGTCAGTGGAACGCATGGGGTTCTAAAACAGGCAACAATGGCCAACAACTTAAAGCATGTGCCGACCAGAAACGTCTTGCTGTAGTTGCGGCTGATGACCCTACAGGTAAGGTCTACCTACTACAAGTAACACCTGCCGCATTAAAAGGTCTCAACGCATACCAGAAAGAACTATCGACACGCGGTATTCCACCAGAGATAGTTAAGACAGTAGTATCCTTTGATACTGATGCGTCATTCCCTAAGTTATTGTTTGGCTTTGGCGGCTTCATTGATGAGACTACACAGTCAGCATTAGAAAATGTGTTTGGTTCTGAGCAAGTTAAAGAGATAACAGGCGAAGTGTTACCTGCTATTCCCCCGGTAACTATGGAGATAAAGAACCCTAAACCTGTTCTGGTAAAAGCTACACCAGAACCCGCTGGCAAAGAAGCTAAGACAACACACGGCTTTGGTTCTGGACAAACTCAGGCTGCGAAGATTGAAGCCCCTGCAGCCAGAGAAGAAGAACCTAAAGCTGCGAAGGTTGTCGATGCGGACGTAGGTAATCTTGCCAGTGAGATTGACGATCTACTAGGAGACCTTGGTGCAGATGACTAAGAAACCATTAGACTTTGAAAAGGTTGAAGCACTTAGGGAGCATATGCTCCTTAGTGTTAAACATATGTCACAGCTTATGGGTGTGTCGCGGATGACTTATTATGGGTGGGTTAGAGGTAAGCCCATCCGTGATAACAATGAAGCTAAAGCGAAACGGATATTGCGACAACTAATATCTCTTGTTAAGGAAGGCCAATGGCCTACCGAGAGTTCAAGAAGTATGAGCGCGCTATCCAGATACGAAACTTTACTTGAGATTTTAGAAACTCAGGAGTAGTATAGAAAAACAAGGGGGGTATTTACCCCCCACATAAAAGGCAGTAACACATGGACACGTTGAGTTTTCTTCAGCGAGTTTTGCCAACGGAGGGTATATACTGCACAATAGTTGTAGAACGTCAGGGTGAAAAAGATTACCTGAGACAAGCCTTTTACAACTCCGTTGGAGAACTTGAGCAGGCACTTATCAGTTTAGATAAGAGAAAAAGAAATGTTTACTACGCTACGTCAGCGTTTGTAACGAAAGAAAGTAGGAAACAATCTAACGTACGTACGACCAAGGCGTTGTATATGGACGTAGATTGCGGCGAAGGTAAAGATTATCCATCGCAGAAAGAGGGGCTACAAGCCCTACTAAAATTTATAAAAGACACAGGGCTACCCAAGCCTATGGTGGTATCATCAGGTAATGGGCTTCATGTATACTGGGTACTCACGAGAGAACTAGAGCCAAGCGAGTGGCAACCTCTTGCTGATGCTATGAAGCGTTGTGTTTATGAGAATAATTTTAAACAGGATATGTCTGTCCCTGCCGATAGTGCAAGAGTACTACGAGCAGTAGGTACACATAACCCCAAAGGTGGCAACCAAGTAAAGCTATTGGTAGACAAGCCCCCTGTAACACCAGAACAAATGGCAGAGTGCTTTAAAGATTACATAGTAGCACCGCCTGTAGGTCTAAAGAAAGCTGTTCAAGGTAGTTCTTTGTTAGCTAACTTGGCCGTAGAACAAGAGTACCCACCATCAGTAGCCAGTGTAGTCAAGACTAAATGTCAGCAGATTGCTTGGGCTGTGGATAACCAAGACCAAGTGCAAGAACCTATGTGGTATAACCTTATAGGCGTGGCGGCGTTTTGTGTAGACCCAGAAGAGACAGCAAAGGAGTGGAGTAAGAACCATCCTAGTTATGATGAAGCTGAGACACTGCGTAAGTTGCGCAACTGGCGACAGGCTGTAGATGGGCCAACAACTTGTGCTAAGTTTGACAGCGAAAGGCCAGGGGGGTGCAAGGGGTGTCCGTTTAGCGGTAAGATCGGAAGCCCTACCAGACTAGGTGCGCAGTTTGAAGAGGTAGATACATCGGCAGATGCACCCGAAGATGTGATAACTGAGATCAATATACCTAAGCCATTCAAGAGAGCGCAAAGCGGTATAAAGATTACCTTGGACAAGACTGATATAGATGTATGTGACTTTGATATATACCCTGTAAGCTATGGCCGAGATGAATCACTGGGCTACGAGGTGTGTAGGTTTAAATGGAACAGACCACATGTAGGTTGGCAAGACTTAATACTAAGACAGGCTTACCTAGCAGATGGTACGTACCAATACTTTGTTAGTATAATAGCTGACCAAGGTATTGTGTTAATAACTAAAAAACAAACGGAGTACTTTCAGTATATGTTACGTTCATACATGAATGAATTGCGTAAGTTCAGAACTATGACTAACCTTTACGCTTCAATGGGTTGGAAAGAAGATCACAAACTATTTGTCTTAGGTGATACTTTATACAGGCGTAAGTCTGATAGTACTATAGAAAAAGAATCTATAAAACTAGCGTCTGCTTCTTCTCGTATAGGTAGTGATATGTTTGGTGTGTCAGGAGACCTAGCCACATGGAAAGGTATGACAGGTTTACTACAACGTGCTGACCTAGATGCCCACATGTTTTCTATAGGTATAAGTCTGGCTTCACCGCTACTTGAGTTCACTGGCCTTAAAGGTATGACTGTATCCCTGTTCGGTAAGACAGGCGGCGGTAAATCTTTAGCGCAGTTAATGGCTCAATCAGTATGGGGTAATCCAGATAAGCTACACTTCCAAGCTAAGTACACGCAGAACACACTGTTTAGCAGGTTCGGTTTGTACGCTAACCTACCTATAACTATAGACGAAGTTACGATGATGTCCGATAAAGACGTAGGTGATTTCTTATATTGGGTCAGCCAAGGTAGAGATAAAGCTAGGCTTAATAGGAACGCAGAAGAACGTGAGGCTAAGACATGGGCTACGTTCTGCATAGTCTCTACTAACAGACCGCTTAGTTCTAAGATGGTTGCATCAGGGTTAGACACTGATGCACAGATGGCTAGACTACTTGAGCTTACTGTTACACCTAGCAAGTTATTCACAGATAGTTCTAACATAGGTAAGAAACTCTTTGACCTTATGTCTACAAACTATGGTGGGGCAGGAGATATATTCATACAGAAGTTAATGGAAATTGGGCCAGAAGGGTTGCGTGCTATGATAGCTGAGGCCACCAACAACTTCCATTCTAAGTATGGTGTTAAGTTTACAGGTGAAGAACGATACTGGGAACAGGTTATTATTCTTGCTGACTTAGCCATTAACTTGGCTCAAGGGTGGGGGTTACTAGCTTTCAAGTCAGAACCTTGTGTTAAGTGGGCGCTTAGTCAGATCAGTACTCTACGTAGAACAGTATCAGAAAACCAGATTGATGCGTTTGATCTTATATCAGAGTACCTCAACGAGTTTGCAGGTGATACTGTTAGGGTCATGCACACAGGTAAGATACCTATGGTTGACTATGAACGAGTACCACGTAATGGTATTAGAGCTAGAGTAGATGTGCATAGGAAGGTATCATCAGACCCATTTGATAGTGGGACACTGATGTTAGACCGCGCTCACTTCCGTAAGTGGCTGTCTGTTAGGGGTGGTGATTACAAAGGTATAACAGATATACTTAAACAAGAACTCGCTGACGCTACACCATCTGGTATGAGAGCTTCGCTAGGTAGAGACACACCTATTAAGATACCACAGACTTATGTGATAGGTATAAACCTAAGACATCCAAGGATGGTAGGTTTATTAGACGAAGCTGAGATAGCGTATGAAGACTTAACATTAGGTCAGCTACAGATAGTACCTTAGTCTGCAACCATAGCTTCAAAGAACTTGTCCAAGTCTTTACGTGCGGCAAGCGGAGAACTTCTGAGGGTACGTTGGGCGGCAGTCTTGCGTGCCTCTTTTTCTGCTTTGCGTACGTTCTTACGGAAGTTTCTGATCTCCATAGGTGTACCCTTGGCTGTCTTGTTCCACTCTTTAACGCTTTTTTCTATGCTTCTTCTCTGACTTCTATTACCTTTAAGCCATGCCTGCTTGAACTCCGTGGTTACATTACGTTGATAGTCAGTAACTCGTTTAGCGTACTTGATCGCTCCGTACTGGTCAGCGGCTTCTTTAGGGTAGAAACCTAACAGCCTACCTAGGAGTAACAAACCACTCATGTCTTCCGTCACAGTATAGCCACGTTTGTCTACGACAGTACCGTTCTTTAAGTAAGCAAATGCGTCAGCAAAATTTCTTAGTGTAGTAGAGGGGGCTTTGCGAAGTGCATCACCTGTGGTTACTGTAGAGGAGAACGGAGCAGATGCGGCTAAGTATGCAAACTCACCTGACTGCTCAAGGAAACCATAGGCGGGGCCGAATATGTCTTTGATTTCTCTGTATTTATCTGAACCTGATAAAAAGAAACCTGTCCCAGGGATTACGTTGCCTAGAGACACACGACCACCAATATCTATAGGCATGATCTGGTTGAGCGCACCAGTAAGTAAGAACTTAGATGACCCGGGATATAAATCTTCAAGAAGTTTAGCCGCTTCGAACCTTACGCTACCTGATTTAAACCCAAGTGCTTGACCTAAAGTATCTATCAAGTCTTCTAAGTCTTCTGCTAGTGGTATACCTGACATACCTGACATAACTATAAGGCTAGTTAGCATACCTAACTTACCATTGCGTGACAGGTTAGCAAACATCTGTATGGATGTAACTGGGTACACCTTATACATATAGACAAAAGACATCCAACCATTACGGAAAGCATCTGGTCTATTAAGGACAGAGTACTCACCCATAGTATTGTTTATGGCTTCAACAGAGAACTTAGTAGCTCCTGCGTTTGCTTCTGCATCTGATTTACCTACTGATTTTAGTCGCGCAAACTCTAGTCTATACGCCGCAAGGCCAAAGCCTCTTCGCGCACCGCGTTCAGTTGCGTTAAACGGATACATGAAAGCGTCTACAAATTTTTGCATCCATGCTTTACTCATGTTGCCCCGTGATAGACCCATCATGGCGTTACTCTGTGCAGGTATCATCACACCTTCACGTATCTCTTGTGCTAAGAACTTAGCTTCTAGTTCAGTTAGGTTGTGTTCTGCCTGTAGTGTTTTGCTTTTGGCTACGCCATCATAGAACTCAGCCCTGTCAAAGTTTAACCCTGTATTCTTAGCACCAAATCTTTGTAGTTGATCTCCTGCTAGTCCCCTAACACCAACGTCAGCCATAGCTTTGTTGATAGAACCTATAGATGCAAAGCCAAAGCCTCCACCAAATCCTGTCTTACTGTTGTGACTAGATAGATAAGGTAGTCCGTTTACGTAAACACCTATAAAGTTTAGCGTACCTGTAGCAATAGAACCACCTAGCTGAAACAAACTTGCGAATGAGCGAACGCCTGCCGCCATCTTACTGGCTTCAAAGTCCGACATAGATACGTCACGATTGTTATTAAGGAAGTCAATACCTCTAGCCGCTTCCGCGTGGTACTCGTTACCATAGTTTGTACCACCACGTTGAGTGTTCTTTACCATACTATCCAGCTCTGCGTATTGGTAAGAAGCGTCAGTGCGTACTGCTTGTGATAACGACATATCTTCCTTCATAGCTTTTAAGTTAGCTAATCTTTGTTTAGTTTCGCTACCATCCATACGCCACTTCTCTCTGGATTCACGTAGGTTTAGGTTCATTAGGTTAGTCATTGCAGGGCGTAACTGTGTCTTAGCTATAGTGGCGGCACGTTTATCTATGTGTTGTGACACTGAGAGTACACCATCAAGGTCACCCCCGGGGGTAAAGCTACGCTCAAGACGTTGTCGTGCGCTTGCGTTCTGTCTAGTAAGGCCTGTAACAACTCGCTCCATCTTGGTAGGCGATAGGTTAATATCAAAGAACTGTATACCACGTACAAAATCATTTAGGTTAAGCTCAGGTGGGCCAGATACACTGTCAAGCACAGCTTCAGACACAGCTTCTAGTGTGACTGATTGCGTAGTAAAGTCACCTGTGTTTGTATCTTTTACTAACGCTTTAAAGCTAGTAACTTTACCCATGTCTTCGTTGAACGTACCTGCAAGACGCTCAGCATCACTAGCTTTATCTACTTGTTTATATACAAGTAAGTCTTGGTGACGCTCATGTAGCTGTACAACCTTACCATTAATCTTGGCTTGTATACGTATTTGGAATCGACCTTCTCTCATCACGGGGGTGTAGCCAGTTGCTATCGAACGCTTGGCATATAGGTCTGACTCACGGTTTAGATAGTCTGAAAGCATAACCCTACGTACTTCTTCTTGTAGTAGGAACTTAGTACTGTCATCGTTAAGCAGGCGACTACGTAGGCTGTCTAGTTGTGCAACAACATCTTGACCTTTAGCTTTGTTAGTACCTTCATAGAAAGTTTGTACTGTCTTACCTTTATCTTTTGTAGCACCAATAAGATATTTGTTTATGGATTCTATATACTTCTCTGCGTTTGCCATAGCAGTAGCGGATGGTACAAGCATACCTTTATCATCAGTAGTTAGGTCTGTAACGTACAACTCACCCATGTAGTCTATGATACCACGAATAGCAGTCTTGTCTTCAGTTGTTAGCCTGCCATTATCACGTATCAAGTTATTAAGGTTAGTCATTACGTTAGCTTTTTCTTGTAAGTATGCGTTATACTTAGCTTTTACTAACTCTATCTCTACGTTATCCATAGCTTCACGTACTTTTTTGTAAGCTATGTACTCTATACTTTGCTCTGTAAGATTTGGTATACCATCAACAGGTTCAGTCACAGATACTTCTACACCGTTTTCAGCTAAAGATACATCTTGATATGTATACCCATCACGTAATTCTTGTAGGGTTCTAGTACCCATCTTCTTTAATCTTGCTAACTCTTTATCTATAACCTCTGGCTTACTATCTATAATTTGTAGTAGTGATACCTTGCCATACTGATTGTTAAATAAGTTAAGAGCTTTACGTTGCCCATCGAATAGCATTTTGTTTACTGTATTAGTTTGCTCGTTGGTTATCTCTCCTGCGGGGCCGAACTTTCTGTTAAGCGCCGCCCTCATAGTATCGTTGGCACGAATACGTACGTCACTAGCTATGTTACCATGAGCCATAAACATCTGGTGGATGTCAGCAAGCCCTGCATTTTTACGTGCGCGGTAGTTAGATAAGCTAAGGTACTTAGCGCTGAACCTGTCGAACCTATCTTTAATATCTTTACCGCTAGAGGTAGCTTCTTTCCATATCTCTTCCCAGTTAGTAGGTAGAGGTTTACCCTGACCCATGGCTTTAGCCGCTATTATATTAGCAACACGCATGTTAGTGGCAGGTGCGAACCTACCAGTGCTAGCTTCTCCTGTATTAGTTGTCACGTCTTTGTACTGTTGTGCTACTTCGGACATGATAACTAGCTGACCACCGCCACTAGAGTTTGTTCGTGTGTATTTTCTCGACTGATCTACAAGGTAGCGGATGTCTTCGTCACCAAACTTAACACCAAACTTATTAAGAAATTTCTTAATGGCATTAGATATACGTGCTATGACAGATGTGTCTATAACTGCGGCGTAGTCTGCTATGTATTCTTCGACAGCTTCAGCTTTGCTTTGCCCATACGCTTCCATTGTACTGTCGACTGCTGACTGAACATACTCGTTGTTATCATACAAGCTCTCCATTAGAGCATTGAACTGTTTCTTAGGTACAATACTACGTAGTCCGTAGTGTCCTAGTACTTCGTGAGCCATGACAAAGTTTAGATGCTGTTGGTTAGCTATCTTATCTGAGAATATAATAACTGTACTACCATCGAACGCATAGCCTACTGCGTTTTGTGTGTCGAAGTCTCCTTCAGTACGTGCGGCGGCGGCGGCTTTATGTAACTGGGGGTTTCTAGCTTTGAGGTCTGCTTGATCTCTGTATACAAATAGCTTTGGCTTTACTTCTAATTTGTTTATAAACTGGCGCGCAAGCATACGCACTCTACCATTAGCCATGGCTCTTACAGGTGTACCATCTTCGGTGACAGCTCCATCAAGTGAGAACCTACCTGACGCACGATTTTGACCTGCAGGTTTTTCTTTCATAGCATCTACAAATTCCATGATAGATGTGTTATCATTCGGTTTTGTGTTAGCTAATTCTTCTTTAATATTTGCAGGGGTTGCTACCCTACCTCCTGCTTTAGCAGTGTTAAACTCTAC